CAACGGCACCAGCAACCCAGAAAGTCATGGCGGCACCTCGATTTCTTTGTGTTTGACCTGATTACCGAGACTGTACGTGGAATCGGGTTCCACCTCAACCAACTCGGCCTCGGCTTCCTCGACAGATGTCGCCTCGATGGCGTGGAATGTCATGCAAAGCGCATCAGTTACTGCGTAGACTGCCCGCTTCGTCCCGGGTTTACTCTGAAACAAATGAGGCCCGGTGACCTCTTGCACATTTCCCTCACCGTCCGTAATCGCAACGGTTCCGGACACGATGAGGTAGAAGTGTTCTTTTTTGTGGACTGCGCCAACCACCAATACTCCGGCATGACGAAACACTTCGCGGCAATACATTCCACCGTGGAAATAGTGTTTTGTCTCAGGTTCATATTGCGGCAGCTTGGACAATTCTTGCTGCAAAGTTTCCACCTTCTGCCGCATCATCTGCGGCGGCGCAATCTCGAACCCTTTGCCGTAGGTTATTCTCACTGAGTCACCTCACGGCCACTGACACGCATGTTGATGGCGCTGGCGGTCCCGGCAATCGTCGAGATGAAGTCGCCGGGGTTGAGCACCTGACCCACCAGTTCTGGGAACGTGTAGACCTCGGACGGCTGAAGCGTCTTGGTCTTGGTGATCAAGTTCTGGTTGCCAGCGGACCCGGCAGTCGTGACGAGGTTGACCGAGATCGTGGCGGCAGCGGCGCTGTAATTGGTCGCGGTGAACTTGTCGATGATGGTCGTCACATTGGTGGCCGTGTACTGCGTGGTCTGAGTGTTCTCAACCGTTTTGGCGGGGACGAGAACTTTTACGGTGACTGTCATAGAGTGTCCTTAAACGATGCTTGTGATTACGCCATCGACCACGGTGATTGTCTCACCACTGTCAGCAGTGAACGACCCGGATGCGCCAGTTGTTGCGATTGTCAGCGACCCGGCGCCCGGGGTGACTGCGATGTTTGCGCCTGCGGTAACGCTTGCGGTCAAAAACTTTGTGCCGTTGCCGATGAGAATCTGACCGTTTGTCGGTGTGCCCGTCCCAAGTCCGAGGTCATCACGCGCATCAACCGGAGCACGATTTTCCCAGCGGTTATTGGCGAGTTTGTAAACCAGTGTGTGATTGTTCGCCACACTTGCGATGTTCACATCCTGAAGCCCAGCAAGCGACTCGCTCAACTCCATCCGCATGAAAATCGAGCCAGACCCACCAGACGCAGCGTTGACAACCACGGCGACGGGAACGGTGATGCTCGGGGCTGCTGGTTTGAATTTTGTCCAAGTCCCCGGCGTGGCGGGGTCGAAATACAGCAAATCACCATCTGCCCACACCTCACCAACGGGTGTGCCGGTCGTGTTGAACCCGCGCAGCAGACCAAACGATGTGATGTACCCGAATGCGTTGTTTGCGACGTCTTGGGTCACAGCCCCCATCATGTACTCTGACGGGACCGAACCATCGGCAACAGCGAGACCGAATGTCAGCTTGCCAGAGGCTCCGACCGTCCCGGTGAACATGACAGGGGACCCGTTGGTGATTGTCGCCCCGCTGGTGTTTTTGGCGTAGTAATGAATCTCCTGGCCGACTTGCAAGACGCTACCGCCGTACAGGCCGACATCGAGTGTGCCGTCGTCGGAGTTCCACGCTGTGACGCCGGGGCTGTACACAACATCGGGTGACGGTTCCAGCGAATAACCAATGAACCGGGTGTTGTCTTGCTGCACGGACGCCATGCTGCCAAGTTCAGGCCGAACTTGCAGCTTCAGGGCGTCGAGTTGGTTCTGAATGTCCGCGATCTGCGCCAACAGTTGCATCGGGCTTGGTTCAGCCGCCAACGATTCAATCTGCTTTGACAACTCGGTTGTCTGCGCAATCAGGTCGCCCTGCAACGGGGCCTTCTGCAAGTCATTCAACGACTGGCTGCTGCCACCAACAGTGCGGAACAGCGAGAAGAAGAACATGTACCATTCGCGCGAGATATTCCCCGTGCGGGGGTCCGTAAACGGCACCCTCGGTGGCGTGAGCGGTACGTTCAGCGGATCAGGCATTTGTGCCACCCACGACAAGCTCTGCGCCCATGATGGCGATCTTCACAGGGTCGGTGCCACTGACTTCGTACACGCGGTCACGCAGCTTCATGGTCATCCCGAGCCTGCGCCAGATGGCGCGGCGCCCGTATTCGCCGATCTTGCCGATGCTGGTCCAGTGCTCGTTTGACCACGTATGACCACCGTCGTCAGACCAGCGCAACATGACCTGCGGATCGCTGCCCTGCCCTGTGTTCAGACCGACACCCGACTCCACATCAAGCTGAAGGCTGTGCTGCGCAGTGCGCTTGAGGTTGTTTTGCCCGGTCGGTAGCGCCCGCCAAGACCGCAGCCACTTCTGAGGGGCGCCATTGTCCGAATAATTGGTCAGGTCATACGAGTAGATGTTGCCGTTCTCGTGGTCCCCGATCATGGTGTTGTTATTGAAAAACGCCTGACAGTTCCCCCTGTGGCGAGTGAACGCACCATCCACAAATCCCGCGCGTTCGTGCCACGCCTGAGTCGCCACATCGTATACCCATGTCGTATTTGCACTTGGGAACACGAGCACATAAAAGCTGTGACCGTCCTGTTGATAAGTGTACCCAATGGCGTCCGACAAGTCGCCGTACTGCTGGATTTGCCACTCGACAGCATGAGTCGAGATGCGCTGACCCGTGTACCCGTTTGCACGGTACACCATACCCTGACCCCGGGCGTCCCTGCCGAGCCAGAACAACCCGTTGTCCATTTTCGCAATCGAGTACGGGGCCGCACAACCCAACTCATTGAATGCGCCCTGTATCCGGGTAAGGGGGAAGTCTGCGTTGCCGCCGTTGTACCAAACCTCCACCGAGTTGGTGCCAAACACCCACAGTTCCCGGTGATCCGCGATGATGCCAACCACCCCATCAGGGGCACCCTCAGCAGACGCAAAGTCCAACGGATCAATTGATGTGCCGTCCAGCAACTCAGTGACCCATATTTTCTGACTGTTGGGTTCGTTGAACACGAAATACGTGTCAAGGTATGAGACAGTCACGGCGCCAGGGAAATCAGGGTCGGTGATCTGACCAAAGACGCCCGTGTTCGCGTTGTAGATGTACGAGGGGCCGTTACAGGCAACGAACAACTGGATGCCGTTGTCAGCCATACTGACTGGTCCAGCGCCACTCACGGCGCCCAAGTCTGTGACAACGTAAGTCGGCGAAACCTTGTACAGCCGACTACCACTGACAGCGTACAGGTTTTCACCAAGCACCCACAACCCTCGCACCGGCCCACTGCCGACAACGACCTCCAGATGCAACCCGGGGCAACGGTTCAGAAACGCGGGTTCCTTGCCACCCTCGGGCACCATCTCGGGGTACAGGTTCACCATGCGGCTGTCAGCAGCATTGACGCTGCGGGCAACGTAGGATGACCCAAGGATGGGCGTCTTCATCAGAAATTACCGGCGTAGATGTTGAACCGCTGACGGTTTGCAACGACGGCGTAAGGCATCCCCATCACGTCGTCCGGGTTGTTGATGCGCTTCAGGTTGCGTTTGCTTGTCATGGCGATTCGTTGCACCTGTGGCGACGGTTCAACCCCGAACTCGGGAGCAATTTCGCACGCGAGATTGTACGCAAACGCCCGCATGTACCCCGGTGGGAAAAACAGGTCGGTCGCCAGATCAGCAGGCTGCGCCAGTTCCTCAACCGATACGATGTGCCACTCCAAGTCCTGCGTCGGCCTTGGGTACACGACCATCTCGATGTCCGGGAACGTCATGTTGACGAACATGACCTGCGGGAACGTGGATGTCGCGGTTTTGACTGCGATGCCGTTGTATTGCTGCTGGTTGATCAGTTTGATGTTGTATGACACATCACTCGGGGCAATGTAGTACGTGGCGGGGTCAATCTGTACGGGGCGGGTGCCCACGAAATCACCAGTGGGGCCGAGGGTGCGGCTGATCTGACCAGCGGGCCAGGTAAACACCTGTTCTTGAGTGCAGAACACGGCAAGCCGCTCGACACTCCACGAGTCCAGCATCTGATTGAGTGCAGTCAGAGCGTCCTCAGCACTTGCGGCTGACGGGGTTTCACCTTCTGCGAGAACACCCAGCAGTCTGAGTGCTCTATTGATCTGTTCCCCGGCTGTCGCCATTTCGCGGTCCTTCGCATTCGTCGCTTGCCGAAGTCAAGAAGGAAGGGACTTCGTTGGGCTGTTCGACGGGTTGGTCGGTTTGTTTCCGGGTGTACTTGCGCTTGGGCTTTTCAGCTTCGGCTTTGGGTTCTTCGGACTCCACCTGTGCAGGCGTGTCGGGATTGTACTGCACCCATCCGTTTTTTTCATCTTGCTTGACCTCGTCAGGGTGGGTCGCAATCTTGGCGCCGTGGATCGGGTGAGTGAGGATGATGTTCATGGGGCTCCTATGAAGAAACGAGACCGAAGTCTCGTTTCTCATGTGGTGATGAAGATCAGGCGATCTTGTAGACGACAAACGTACTGTCGGCCACCTTGCGGAAGCGGAACAGCGCACTGGTCGTGACCGCAACCGCCACGACAGCGTTGCCGCCATCCGTGACACCCGTGTTCACCGCCAACGTCACAGCGCCGGACGAGGTGCCGGTGTTGACGATGGACAGGTCAAACGTGCTGCCAATGACGGCATTGGGCACGGCGGCGTCGATAGCCGCGCCGGTGGGCAGCGTGTAGGTTGCGGCAGAAGTGCCGGGGTTGGCAACCAGCCAGCCGTTCACGACTTGAGCGGCGGTCAGGGTGGCGGTGGATGTTGCGGTCTGAGGGGCGGCAAATGCGCCCATGATGGTTTCGGCGCGGTTGCCGGCACCAACCTGGAAACCGCCTGCGCCGTTGGGGAGAGCCATGATGATTCCTTTGAAAATGAAGTTCGGAAAAAGGGGCCGAAGCCCCACTCGGGTTAACCCCAGATGCGGCAGCCCATCTGCGGACGGATGGTGTTGTAGCCGTACAGGACATCGACCCGGCACGGCATACGGTCGTTGTTGATGTCGTACTGACGAACAACCCGCAGACTGATGCCGTTGTGGACAGCCCGCGACGCCATATCGACCCCCTGCGGCAGCAACAGGTCGGCAGTGGCGAACGCAATGGCGTCACGGTGGTACGCCATGTTCTGCGGGTAGCTGGTCGAAGCAGCACCAACGAACACGACCGCCTTGCTGGTCGCAGGCAGAGACACCATCGTACACAAGGCGTGGCTGGCCGAGTACATCGGAGCAACCGTCACAGTGGCCGTGGTGGTGACGGTAGACGAAGCCAGTGCCACAAACTGGAACAACGAGCCGGTGGACTCGCGGGTCTGCGGGTTGGCAGCGAAGCAGTCGGCGATGGTGAACACGTCACCGGGGTTGATGGTCTCGCCCGAGCCAACGGTCAACGTCAGCGTGGTGGCGCCTTCGGTGGTCACAGCCGCACCAGTGGTGTTGCCGGTGGCCGCCCGGGTTCCGCAAGTGTGAACCTTGATCGACTGGCTCATGTTCACTTCTTCGTACCCGAGCACCTGTTCGCCCATCATCCCGGCCTTGAACTGGCGCGAGATAACGTCGGTGGGGTTGAAGAAGCCAGACAGCCCGTTCACCAACGCTGCGTTGGCTGCGGGGTTCGCGGTCAGGTAACGCGGCGACATGGTGGCGGCATTCTCGTTCAGCTTCTGCTGGGCTTGCAGCATGACCAGAGCGGTAGCCGGAGTCGTTCCCGGGGTACCCACCGAGTTGCCGATCAGTTTGTATGCATTGGCGACGTCGGCGTCCACAGTGGAGGCCAGTTGGCTGATACGCGGCTTCAGCACACGCTCGGCAAAGTCGTCCAATTGCATGGTCAACTCAGCAGAGGTGAAGTTGATGCCGACGTGCTTCTGGCTGGCAACGGTCAGCGTGGTGTACTGCTCGTTGTCGTCCTGAGTCTGCAACGCGGCACCGTCCGTCACCAGTGCGCGGTCGGGCAGGCGGATGCGCAGCGTGGAGCCGATTTTGGCACCGTTCACCGCAAACGAATCGTCGTACTGACGGTTCACGTTGCGGGTGATCACAAGATTGTTCTCGAAAGTTTCCAGAGACTTCCGGGTGATCATATCAATGGTAATCAGGTTGTTTGCCATGATTCAAAGTCCTATTCAACGATTGCGGAGTGCCTGCGCCTTGGCGATTTGTCGTTGACGCTCGGCTGCGATCCACTCCGATGTACTCATGGTCTGGATGGACCGTGGATCGGTGGTGTCAGTGACACCGGGGTTCACAGCGCGGGCGCTGACCGGACGAATCGGTGCTGGCGCGGACGTTGTTTTCTTTTGGGGAGGTTCGGCACTCAGCTTGGCCTCAATCTTCCCAATTTCGCGGGCTTGCAGGAGCGGCGACAGGCGCGAGATGCGATCAGCTTCTTTCGGGTTGCTGCCCAGCCAGTATGCCAGATCAGTACCCGCTTCGGACGCTTTGATTGTCTCAGCCATCACGTCGGTGATCCGAAGGTTCGGGTTGTACGCGACTTGATCGAAATCGTCATACTTGGCCCGGGCTTCTTCTTCACGCTCTGCGTAGGCGTCCTCAACTTGGGCGCGTTGCCTCTGAAGTTCACGCTGCGCGATCAGTTCTTCGGCCTTTTTGACAGCCAGTGCCTCAGCATAGGCTTCGACGGACTCAAACTGATCAGCGGGCGGCAATTCATTTGGCACCGACTGCCGCACTTGCATTTCTGCTTGTTTGGCTTGCTGCTCACGTTCCCATTTGCGTTGCTCTCTTGCGAGGCGCTTGCCGATCATGGCGTCGAGTTCAACCTGTGAGAATTTCTTCTCGTCGGGCTGTTTCTCTTGGCTATTTTCGACTACTTCCGGCGCGTTTTGTACCTGACCCGGGGTGGCCGTCACCTCGGGAGATGGCGCGGAATTAACTCCCGCTGGTTTTTGGACTTCATCAGTCATTGCTGTTCCATTGGAACCCCGGTGAACCTCGCCGGTACGGTGTGATTAAATTATAGGCTCTCGCCTGTCGGAATGTAAACGATGCCGGCCGCTACGGCGTGGCTCATGCGCTCTTCGAGCAGCGCGATGGTGTCGGGCGTCAGGGTGACGTCCGTATCCGGGGGGCGGGGGGGGGGCTGTGGGGGGGGGGGCGGGGGGGGTGGTGTCATATGGCTGCTCTGCGGCTCTGTTGTTGTTCCTTGCGCGGCTTTTATTGCCGCTCTTTTTCCCTGGCCTCAATTTCCAGCGGGTTATTGCGATACCCGAAGCGAATCGAATACCAGAGATAGGTGACATAAAACCGCACAGCGCCCATCCGCTGTGCCTGCTGCCAGTGCGCCATTTCGTGTTTGTGCAGCCGCTTGTCGGCAATACGCTCCGGCAGCACATAAATGCCGAGCGGATACAAAGTAATCCCGACAAACCCAAACGTCCGGAGAAACCAACGGATCATCCCGCGCGCTGGGTTTATCACTTGATTTGTCCCCAGGTAGTACCGCCGTCCAATGTGAACCAATGGGACGGCGTTGCGGTAGCGTTATTAAGCCAGACCAGAACCGTGCGGTCGTTGTTGCCGAAATAAGCGCCAGTGCAGAGCACGGTCGCGGTCCCTGACACGCCCCACGGCGGTGCGTTGTTAAATGTCGCACCAGCGATC